GCTAAAGCAGCCATAATTTCTGCTTCAACGTCAATACCGTGCATTGATTGTGCATCCTGTGCAGCTTCAAAAGTCCATCTAGCTGATAGCTTTCTTGACTTCGCTTCTACAGTTTGCTTCAAGATTTGAATGCTTAACTTACGTCCAGCTTGGCCTTCTAAAGCTGCTGTAGTAGCTGCTTTATCGTCCGCTGCGCCTGAATAGCCTTCAGCAATCTTGAATGGGCTTAACGCCTCTTCACCAGCTGTTGTGTCTGTTCCGTTTGTGCTATTAAAGCCTTCTGCGTAACGTACACGTAACGTGTGAATTTGACCAACTGGGCCAGTCATTGGTTGTACACCAACTAGCTCGTTAGCAATAACAGTTGGCATAACACGTCTGATAACTGGTAGGATAACACGGTTAAGTGTTGCTACGTTACCTGCACTTGTTGCTCCAGCAGTTGCACTCTCAGACAAATACTTGCGAGTGTTTTCTAGTGTGGCAGCCATTACGCTTTTCTTGTTACCGTCTAGGCCTTCAAGAAGAGCATCTTTGGTTTCTGTCCAGCGACTTTCTAATAGTTCTGACATCATTTTCTCCTTAATTTAATCCAGCAAGACGGCGTATATCAAGTACATTTGATTCGTCTGCTTTGACATGTGTCGTTGTTTTTTCTCTGTTGCCTGTTACTTCTGTGCCTTCTGATAATATTGCCTTACGCTTTGCTGGAGTCTGGCCATCAATAACTGATGGTAGGTACTTATCAAACGATTTTTGTAATCTAGTGGTTTGTACACTTTCCAGTAAGTCTGTCATAATCTCTTGCTGATCTCTGCTCAATGGAGCAATTAGATCGCGCATGATCTTTTCGCGGTTTGCTGCTTCAACTAATTGCTTCTTCTCAGTTGCCTGTGATTCTGCAAGTTCTTTAGCTTTAATAGCAAATGCCTTTGCTTCTTTAAGTTGCTGATCTTTAACATCAATAACTTTAAGTAACTTAGCACTTTCGCTTTTTTCGTTTAGGTAGCTATTTGCATATTCATTGCTGAATGATTCAAATATTTTGCGACCAAAATCGTTTCTTCGTGCTTCTTCAATATCTTCTTTAAGTTGACTAATTTCTCCTTTGAGAACTTTATCAACAGTTTCTGATACTGCCGTAGCACTTCTTTCAACAAAGTCAGTTTTAACTTTCTTGAAGTGTTCTTTAGCTTCACGTACTAAACGTACTTTTGTTTCTGCTAAATCTTTCTTATCTTCATAGAACTCTGCAATCTCAGATGAAAGAGCTTCTACTACAAATTCCTCAAGCTGTGCATACTTAGATGCCATTGCTTTCTTGTCTTCGTGTAGTTCACCAACTTCTTTTGAAAGTTGATTCAAAACAAAATCTTTCATTAGTCCTGCGTTTTCACGCATTGCTATGGCGTATTTTGCTTTAGCTTCTGCAAGTTGTTTACGATCTTCTGAAAATTCAGCAATTTCTTCTGCTAGTCTTTCAGATAACATGCTATCAATGGCTTCAACCATTGTTGACTTGTCGTGTTCGTATTTCTTTGCAAATTCTTCACGAAGTTCAGCGGTAACTTGTTGACGATTCTCAGTGATCTTCGTGTCCCAAGCTGTTTGTATTTCTGCTTTTACTTCTTCTGAAAGTGCGCTGCTCTCGAAGAGTGATTTTAATGCTTCCAACATATTATATTCTCCTCAGTTATCGGAGCCCGCTTATTATTCCTAATAAGCTCTCTTTTAAATATTTTTGTGCCTTTGCGTCTTCTTTAGTTGCCTGTGCTAGTTCGTATGCCTGGTACCCTCCGCGGGTGTTCATCAAGTGTTCGTATATTGGCGTTGGGTACGCTCCAGGAGCACTAGGTTGTGCAACTACGTCCACTGTTATAATTTCAAAGTCGGAAACGTTGCCGCTTCCGTCTTCTGATACGTTACCAGATCCCCTAGATGAGACACCTAGCTTAACTCCGCTTTCCAGCATTGTTTGCACTAGTTGCCCCATTGGGGTTGGTAATACTTTTAATTTACCATAACCATTAGGTCCGTCCATCCACGTTTCTGTAATCATGTGTGATACACGGTCTAAGTTAATGTTAAGGCCTTCTGGATGATCTACTTCTCCAAGAACACTATATCCTCCCTGGATTTGGTCATTAAGAGTTTTGACAGCCCTGCCAATTTCTTCTACAGGATATACACGTTGGTTAGCATTACGCACNCCGCCTTGTATACAAATACCTTTTAGGTATAAGTCTTTTCCTCCATTGGAATTTTCAGCAGACTCAACGACCATGTTAGCTTGGTCAAATGTCAGATGCTCTCTTAGAAAGTTTTGCATTCAGTTTCCTTATTTTGCTCTTTTAGGAGCGCCGTTTAGTGGTGAACCTGCACCCTTATCGGCTTGTTCTGGCTTCCCTTTTTTCTCTGCACCGTGACCTGGTTCTGATTTACCAGCTTTAGACGCTTTACCGCCTGGTACATTGATGTTTCCGCCGTCTTGGTCTTTTGCGTTCAGTTCGCCTAGACCAGCATGGTCGCCACTTCCTGCTTCTCCACCTTTTACGATGTTAGCTGAAGTACCACCCATGTTATTTGCACTTGCTACTGGTGACTTTCCGCTGTCTCCATTATCGCCTGTGCTTTTCTTTTCTGCGCCGTGTCCGCTTGCTACTTTGTCAACGTACTCACGCATTTGTTCTCTGTCTGATTTTGGTGTTACAGCTTCGTCTACTTCTTCGTCAGTAGCTTCGTCAACTTCTTCATCAGATGCTTCGTCTACTTCTTCGTCAGTTGCTTCAAATGCAAACGCTTCTTCTTCAGGTGCTTCTTCACCTTCTTCGTCATCGTCGCCTTCTTCGCCTTCGTCACCCATCATTTTTTCAAATTCTGCTTTAAGGTCATCAAGTGCATCTTCTAAATCAACAACACGGTCTTCAAGCTCTTCTTCGCCTTCTTCACCTTCTTCGTCGCCGCCCATTTCGATGTCACCGATCATGTCATCTCCAGCATCGCCGCCAATTCCTGGCATTTCTGGCTCGCCTTCAACTTCAAATTCGTCTAGATCAAAGTTTTCGTCTACTTCTTCGTCACTTGACTCATCAACTTCTTCATCACTTGACTCATCTACTTCTTCGTCAGTAGCTTCATCAACTTCTTCGTCAGTTGCTTCTTCGACTTCTTTGTCTTCTTCTTCAATTTCAATATCTGATTCAATTAGATTTGCGTAGATGTCTCTTGACTTTTCTACAACAATTTCGTGGAATAGTTCTTCTGCACCAGCTTTGTCTTCATTTACAAGACGCTCGAGCATTTCTTCGAACTTATTTCTATCTGCCATTTCATTTCTCCTATAAAAGTTTTACCTATGGTAAGGCTGTCATTTGTATTTACTATTTATACCAAAATGTATGTAGATATAGGCTCAAAACGAACCATTTTCGCTAGAATTGCGAGATCTTATAGATTTCTTGGAAATTTCCAAGGTCCATTGTACTAAAGTTTGTAAAATTATTTAGTTCAATTGGCTGATAATTATCTGGTGCTATAACTCTAATAAAGTTAGTTTGTTTGTTATCTCTTATAACTGTTTTAGTTTGTCGTAGCCAATTACCGTAGAATGTGGCGCCTTCGTTGCTTCTTTTGTAGTTTTTAGTGTCAGCATATAAATTATTAAATTTACTATGATCGTCTAAACCTTTATAATCAAATCCTAAAATATAAATGTTATCATAGCCGTGTTCAGCCGCTAACCATAATGCTGTAGGACCGCTTGACCATCCTTTACTGGGTTGAAAGTAATTAATATTCTTTAATTCAGTGTATGCTTTGTTATGATTAGTCCAAACAGTATTTGTATTAGGATAACCGCTTCTAGATATTTCTAATATCATTTTTACATCTACAGCGATAAGATAATCTGGAGCAAAAGTTCTATATAGTGCATTACATCCGTAGGTTGCACCTAATTTTGCTAATTGTTCTGGATCTATAGAAGATCTACTTACACCATTGCCTAATACAAAGGCAGTTTTATTGTCTTTGTTTTTTATAGACCGTGATATTTGTTCTTTTTGTTTTTTGAGTTGTTTTTCTAGTCTACGTCTGTTGCGTATTACTAGCCATTCTTCTTTTGTGTAAAGAGATTTATCAATTTTGGCCATTGTTAAACACCGCCGGCCTCCGCTTGCGATGCTATACCATACATTTGACGTACAAAATCTAATTCATTTTGCATTTCTTCGTGGTGTGTTTCTGATGCTTTTCGTATTCTATTGATTTGACCTAGTGTTAGTCTAGTTTTTCTTGTGTCGGATGCCTTGATCGGAGACTGATCATGCTCGGGCTCGTAGACTTTATCCTCTACTGGCTCAAGTGTTTCTCTATCAAAATAAAATAATTCTCTAAGTATCATATTGTATTTATACCGTTTGGTCAGTTGTTGGTGTGCCTGCGCCTAGTTCGGTTCCTGTTGTTGTATCTGGTGGTGTTGCTTCACCACCGTCTGTTGATGGTACAGAAGCATCTTCATCTTCTACTCCACCTAAATCTGCTTCCATTCCTGCTCCTGAAATACCTCCACCGCGCATTTCGCCTGCGGCATCTGTTGGTGGTGTTTCAAGATTCTCATCATTTTCTTCTCTCCACAGTCTTTCGTTCTCAGCAATCTCTTCTTCAGTCATTCCTAAGAAGCGTTTAAGTGCAAATCTATTTGAAATATAAGGAATAGCACTCATTTGTGTGTATGTTGGTACACGAGCATTGTCAACTTCGCTTTGTCTATACGATGCAAAGTTCTGTGGTGGTTGGAAAATAAGGTCAAACATTGATGTATCAACGTTCATACCCTTTTCTAACAAGTATTTTTTAAATTCTTTATCAAATTCTTCAATGAGCATACCTTGTAAACGCTCACAGTAAGTATTAAACCTTAATTCTTGAATATATGCTGTTCCGACTCTACCATCATTGTATTGGCTACTTGCATCCTCAGCCCCTGTAGGCAGGTATGAGCTAGGAATTCGTAAACCGCGTACGAGCTTATTAGTAAAATATCTAAGGTCATCAATTTCTCCTAAATTTGTACCACCGGGTAACGTTTCTACTTTAGATCCACGACCTTCTGCTGTTTGCGGAAAGAAGTAATCTTCATTAATGCTTAACGGGTTGTAACTACTGTCTATAACATTGGTACCCCCGCCTGATTGGCTTGGAATACGTCTTTGGTGAATCTCAGTTTTTACACGTTCTACGAATTGCATAGCAAGGTGACTAGGCATATTACCTACGTCAACATAGAAAACACGTCTTTCAGGAGCACGTTGTACTCTGTATATAATAATTGCGTCTTCTAATAGTTCTTTTTGCTTGTATACTTTAAAAATTGTTTCTAATAATGAATTACCAAAAGGATAATTGGTGTCTAAGCCTTCACTCATACTTAAATGTACAACGTGTTTGGCATCTACAGCAATTTCTGATTCTTCTCTGCTCCATCTAGTGCCTGCTTGGCCGCCGCTATTGGCTCCTATGTGGCCTTTGCCTGCACTTGCACTTTGGTAACTGCCCATTCCGCCATTGTTTATCTGTCCATTTGTTTGGTGTGGCGTAGTTGCAACCATTTCTCCAAAGTTTAAATTAAAGTCTTTGACAATATACTGTTCAGGAGTCTTACCTTCTGATTCATTAACAATAATTTTTGTTAAATTTGCTGCATCTACATGGAATAACTTTTTAGTTTCTGGATCTCTAATAAAAATTTGGTCGCCGTACTTAAATGCATTACGGATTACTCTAAACATACGTGTTTCAAACTTATTAAGTTTACACCACTGTTGTAGATATTTTTGTAAAATAGTTGTTTCTGAATTTGTTGCTTTCTGTTTAAAGCTCAATGCAAAGTTTGTGCCATTTTGATCATTCTTTTGAGTGCAAAATTCAGCAAGGATATCTAATGCTGCGTTAACTTCTGAATCACTGTCCATTGTATTGTATTGGCCATAGCGTTCAACACGATTAGGACTGCCAACATACACATCAGGTAGATGCGAATTATAATTTTTAGTAGCGGGACCAGGCTGTAAGCCTCCGTTGTAATTACTGAACGGACTGTAGCTTCCTTCTGCGTTAGTACCCGTTGGTACTGGTGTAAAGTATTTTTTCCAGCTCATTTTTTTCCTTTAGTCCGTGTTATCTGCTGTTGCTTTAGTATAACCTGCTGTTGCTTTAGTAAATTCAACAACTTTAATCAATTGTTTTTTCATCTCATCCATATTACTATTTATTGAATTTATTAGTTCTGTACTAGGACCTGATCCGCCCATCTTTTTAAGCAAATCAGCTGATGCTACGCCTGNNCCNCCAAATAATCCTTTATTATCTTCTGCTAACGCTTTATTCATGTCTTCTAAGGACCTTGCTATTTCTTGCATATTANNATTATACTTGGAAAGCTCTGATATGTCAAGTCCTTTTTGTATNGCATTTACATTNTCNCTAAATCTNTCTAATTTNTCAATTCTTTCAAATGCACTAGCAACTCTTTCCATCCCGCCGCCGATACCGGCCATTCTTTCTAGTAATTTTGCACTTTCAGTTGTTAACCCTAGATCTTTTGCTAAATCTTTTTTCTCTGCTTCTTCTAGTTTTTTAGCTTCAGCTTCTGCTTTAATTTCTGGTGGTAAAGTTTCAGCGTTAGCCGCAGCTTCTGCTTTAATTTCTGCTGGACTTGACCCAAGTAATCCAAATGATAGTCCATTTAATAAACTGCTTCCTGCATTACCTAATGATTCGCCAAATCCTGCGTTCGGATCAGCATTAAAACCTGACACACTATCAAATAATCCCATTGCGCCAGCGGCAACAAGTCCAATACCCGGAACAAATTTAAGTCCACGCAATCCTGCTTTACCAAAACTTAGTAAAGGATTCGCTTTTGGCGCATTTTTTAAACTTGTGAACTGACCTGTTTTTGGATCTCTGCCAACAGTAGGACCACCTAGTGGTGTTTTTAATTTAGTTGCAGCGGCTGCTGTGCCACCAGCGGCTAATGCACCGGCTGCAATTTTTCCAGCTATTGCACCTGCAAGAACAGGTCCTGCAAATAAAGCAGTTATTGCAGTTACTACGCCAGCAA